GAGGGCGCGCCGGTCGGTCAAGCGCTTGGTCACGCACGAGCCGAGAGTGCCGCCGGTGACGAGCGCCACGGCAGCCAGGATCAGGCACGGGCCCTTGAACGCCCGCAGCCACGTCAGGCTGGTGGCGAGAAAGGGGATCATGGATATACTCGCAGCCGACAAGTCGCCCCTGCGCGCCGAATCGGCTCCGTATGGAGTTCTTGCCGTGGAATCCCACGGCTAGGACGTAGGGTCGCAACGATCATGAGCGCGGCGTCGCCGAGATCATGGCTTCGGCGTCCGGGAAGTAGCGGTACAGCAGCCGCGTTCCAATCGTGTACAGCGAGGGCGCGATGAACCCGCCCACGGCGAGCCCCCACGACAGCCCCAGCGGGGTGCGCCAGTTCAGCCACGTCACGCCGATGCCGATCACGAACTGCACGCAGTACCACAGGCCCCGGCCGCCGTTCTTCGGGGCCCACTGGATCACGGCCATCTTGACAACCTGGGTGATCGAGATCGCAGCGAGCGTGCCGACCACGACCGAGCCGAGCTGCGTGTGCGCGAGCAGGTAGTCGAAGGAACCGATCACGAACTGCCAGACGCGCTGCAGGGTATCCATGTTCAAGCCTCGTTTCGACTGACGGGAAGGTTGCCGACAAATCGCGGCAGCGGCTGATGCGAGTACGGCCCGCCGGGCGGCCAGACGTAGCCAAGCACGCGAGCGGGATCGAACGGCCGAATACTCACCATGTCACCTTGGTTTCCGCCCAAGGTCAGGATATTGCCATGCTCATCCCGGCCCACGGCAAAGCCGACGTGCCCGCCGCCCTTGCGCTCGTAGACCACGATGCAGCCGTAGACCGGCGCGGGAATTCGCGTGCCGTAGTCGAGCCATACGCGCGCGCGATACCAATTCTGCGGGCGCGGCAGGCCGACTTCATCGAGGCACTCGCCAACATACGTGCCGCACCAAGGGGCTCTGGAATCGTCTCGACCAAGCGTGTTCCACACGGCCGCGCCGCCCTTGAGCCACCACTTCACCAGCAGCGGATTCGAGTCCTTGCCGGGAATCTCCGCGACGCCGATGTACCGGCGTGCGACCTGCAGCCACAGCGGTTCAACGTTCATACTTCCGCACACCCTGGCACGTCATACTCGCGCTTCGTGAGACTGCGGTAATCGTCGAGTTTCTCGATCACCTGCTTGCGAAAATACTCGACGGTATCGATAGTCTGTGCCTTGCACTGCCTGCGCTTCGCCTCCAGAATTTCGCGCTCCAGTTCGACGGTGAGCTTGCGGATCAACAGTTCCTTCGTGTCCGTCAGGTCCGCCGCGATTTCATCGACCTTGCGTCCGACCGTAGCAACCTGTTGCTGAATCGGCTCGACCGCCGCCTTCACTTTGTCGTCGATGTCGCCAGCTCGCGCGAACTTCCACGGGCTGGCAAAGGCAAGGAACGCCATCGCCCAAAACGCCAGCAGCGTGAGCGCCACGTTCCACCGCCAGCGCTTGATCGTGCGCGCGTCCGCGTCGTCGGGCGGGCGGATGAAGTCGAGCAGGGATTCGACCATGATCACCTCGTCACCGCGATCGTCCGAGTGGGATTTTTGCTACGACCTCGATCGCATCGACCGTGTTTCGGTCTGCAATATCCGGGCACGATGAAATATGCTGGTATCCGATCACGAGCCAGTCCGACGGAATCGGCCCGAAGCCAATAGGCGCTCTCAGTCGCACGATGCAGGCGGGATTGCTGCCGACCGTCTGTTGAGTGTCCAGAGCAAAGCCCGCTTCAAGCCACGGACGCCTTTCGGGACTGACCGCACAGCCGCTCACGACGATGAACACGAGCGCGAGCAGAAACACGCCCGTCACGAGCAGCACGGCCCCACGGTTGTCTTTGTTGAGCATGCCGGTAGCCCAGAAGATCACGGCAAAGGCAACGAGCACTGCAGCGAACCACGCGATATTGCCCATGGCGCGCTAGTGCTTGTCCGGTCTGCCGCCGCCCTTGCCGCCGGTCCCGCCGCCGCTCTCGTCCTTCGGATGCGTGTCGTGATAGCGGTTGCGTCGCTTGACGAAGTACCAGACCGCGCCGAGCGCGAGTGCGATCACAAGAATGCCGATGAATGTTTCCATGTCTGTCCTCCTAAGCTGTACTACTGACGATGCCGCGCAACGTGATCGAGGCCGTTGCCCGCACGGTCGACGTCGCGACGTCACGAATCTCGATTGTGAGCACGACCTCGCTTGTGCCGATTGTCGTGCGATTGCGCTCCCACGTTCTCGAAGTGCCGAGGCCGAGCCACGAGCCCGTCGTGCCGCCGCTCACTGAGCCGCTGACAACGGTGGCGCGCGCTTCGTAATCGCTGGCTGTAATACCCGACACCGCCCATTCGTCCGACGTCGAGCCGGGCGAGACCTGCACCGCGCGCGTGTTGGCGAGCGTGTAGGACGCGAGGGCATTGGCCGGATCGGTGACGACCTGCTGCACGGTTTTACTATTGAGCGAGATGCCGCTCACGCGCGTGATCGACACCGAGCACGTCACAGCATAGGTCGCAGCCGCAGTATCCGTGATGGTGCAGCGGGCGATGCCGGTGCGCGTCTCAGCGACGGCCAAGCCAGTGGCACCGAATGTCGTTGCAGCCGCCGTCGCACTCGTGATCGTCAGTCCCGTGCCGCCAGAATCCCAGGTCCATGCATACGTGTACGGTGCCGTGCCCCCGGTCGGCGTGACGGTCGCGGTGCCGGTCGTTTGTGACGCACCGATCGCGCTCGATGACACTGATCCGGGCGACATGCTTCCGGACAGTGCTGCTGTCACCGCAAGCGCTTTCGCTGGCATGCCGCTACTCTCGCTCAGCGACACCGTTCCGGTCTGTCCGGTCGAGGGGATGCGCGTCCTGATCCAGTAGTACCGCTGAACGGTATCGTTCTTTTTCAGTGTGATCTGAGTCTGTGGAGTATCGGGCGACACTTGCGTCGCGGATGAAAACGGCGAGGCGGACGTGTACTCGAACAGTTGATACAGCACGCCGATCGGCGCATTCGTCGGCGGGTCCCACTTGAACAGGATCGCATCGACCAGCCCCTGCGCGGCGAAATTCGAGACAGCGCCTGGCTTGTAATCGGCGGGGGTCGGCAACACGATCGAGCCGGGAACGGTGTAGTCCGTCGTGAGCGGATCGTCGAAGTCGGCCGAGCCGAGTTCCTGCAAGTCGAGTTCGATGGCCGGTTCCGGTCTCAACCGCCAGCCGATGCAGCGCACAAGCTGATTGGTCCAGCCCACTTCTGCGATCGTTACCGTGCCGGTCATGTACGGACGGATGCCGAAGGCGTTGCGCAGCGTGAACACGCCCTTGACGATGCGACGGCGGCGCGACTGACGAAGCAACAAAATGGCGTTGCGCTGCGCCTCGTACTGGTTCTGCACGCACGGGAAATCCGCATCGAGAAAGATGCGCTCGCCGCCGTCCTCGGTCTGAAAAGCGCTCGACGTGATCGGCGTGAAGTCCAGATCCTGGTAGTTGCGCGCCGCATCGATGAAATGCCCGCGAACCGCGTTGTAGAAGCCGCCCGACTTGCGACTCTGCGCGGTCAGCACACTGAGTTGACCGCCCACGTCCGACTCGGTGAGCGTGAATTCCGACGTGCTGTAGCTACCCGCATACATACGCCACTTGCCGCCCGAGAAGTAGCACGCGCCCATCATGGCCTTGGCGAGCGTCTCGATGCCGTCGTTAAAATCCTCCGGCGACATCGGCGCGTAGAGCACGGTGTTGCAGGTGTAGCGATTCTGCGTAGCGGCAGACGGAAGGGAAACCGTCTCATCGCATTCATTCGCCGCCGTCACCACGAGCGGCCAGTCGATCTTCGCCGGGACGTCGCCGAGTGCGATATCGAGCGTCAGGTAGTCAGCAAGACACAGCGCCGGGTTCGTCGTGTATGCGAAGTACGTGACGTTGGTCGGGTTCGCGCCCGGCGTCGTGTCGAGTCGCGGGTCGTACACGCTGCGACCCCGAACGAGCATCTTCACGTCCGGCTTGGCGTTTTTGTACACCGACTGATCGAACGTGTACCGCAGCGCAAGGTAAGCCACGCCATCGCCGCGATGCGAAGCGTTCCACTGCGTGAACGCCGACATCAGAATATCGTCGGCGGCCTGCGGGGTCGTGCCGAGATACTTGCGGATCGACGCCTTGCCGCTGTACGTTCCAGCGTTCACATCCCCGCCTGCGCCAATGCTCGCGTTCGGAATCTCGGTCGTGTCGAAGTACACGCTGTCGATGCCGGTGATCTCGGTCCCCGCGATCGCCAGCACTTGATGAAGATATTCCCCGTTTGCCCCGGTGACAATCGGCGGGATCACGTTCATCCCGGACACCATGTTCTGCCCGTAGAGGATCCTGCGCGGCTCCTGCGTGCCGCTGTACTCGACGTCGGCTTTCGGTCGTGGTCGGGATATTTTCGGCGCGAGCGCTTTGGATATCTTGCTCAGCGCCAGCATCGCTACGGTGTAGACAAGCGCCTTGGCCACCGTTAGGGCCGCCGCGGCTGAAATGCCGGTGAAGACCGCCGAAATCGCCGTCGCGACGTAAGGAATGACGACAGACATTACACCGCCCACCGAACGAGAGCGCGCGTCATCGGCACTTCAACCACTCCGGCAGGACCGGCCGCCGCCACGCGTGCGCCGATGCACACGCCGACCTGAATCTCCCCGTCGAGCATCACCACGTCGCCGCGCTGTGTAAACGACAGCCGGGACGGTTGGCCGAGAAACGTACTGATCGCCGCTTCGATGCCGCCCGAGTTCTGGATGTACGCGAGCGCCGAAGGTTCATCGTGATACCGCGTCAGCAACAACGGCAGATGCGCACTGCCGGTGATCTCATCTACGACGGCGGCCGCGAGCGTGCAGCAGTCCTGCGCGCCCTCATGCTGGCCCCACTGAAACGGAAAGTTCCGCCGCCGCTCGATTTCTGTGAACAGCCGCGCGAGCCAGTCATCGACCCGCGTCATGGCGTTTGGTGCCGGGACCGCCCGGGACCACCCCGCCCTCCACCCCCGCCGCCGCTTGAAAATGTTGCGACTTTGTCGCCCCACGACGATCGATAGCCGGGGATGAGATGAATCATGTCGAAGAAACTGTCGCCTGCGGATCGCGTTTGCTGATCGGCGTCGGTGTTGCGTGACGCCGGGGCCTCACGGCGCAAGCGTGACTCACAAGACAACGAGATCGAGCCCTGCCCCTGATCGAGTTCGATGAACATGGTGTCCATCACGCCGGACCACACGATCTGCGGGGCGTCGACGAGTTGCAGCTGATCGTTCAGCAACGCGAGATAAACCGTCGCCGCGCGACCCTGGTACACCTCGGTCATCGCGGTAGAGATGATCGACGCAGCCACCCCGCTACAGCGCAGGATCAGTCCCCGCGCGGTGAAGTCGAGCGTTTCCTCGATGATGTCGAAACCGAGCAGCGTGTTGCCGCCGAGGTAACTGTTGCCGTTGTAGACAAGCGTTCCAGCCCCGTCATGTGCGTAGATCACGCCCGAGGCGAAATCGAGATCGGCCATGAACACGCCGTGGGTTGCACCGAGCAGGGCTTGCGCGGCGTTCAGACTCGAATCCCAGCGACTCATGGGGCGATGTCTTCGATGAGGTCAATCGAGAAGTCCGAGAATAGTCCCGGTCGGCTCGGCCACAGCGGGCCTTCGGAAACGAGACAGCGCATCATCGGCTGATTGAAAATCACGGCGGCGTTGTCGGCGGGGGACGTGCGCACGGGGTTCTCGAACTGCATGTAGCCGAGTCCGGCGGCGTCCGAGTCCAGTGCGGCCGTGAGTCGCACGAGCTGCGAGTAGGTAGGCAGCACGATTTCCACCATGTCCCCGGCCGCGCGGATGTTCTGCGTGCTCGCTGGCAGGCCCTTGAGATAGAGGCCGGAGCCGGTCTGCGTGGTGCCACTCGCAAGCGCCGTTGCGATCGTCAATGCGCCGCGAGTCGGGACCGAGGAACGCGCCGCGCCGAGGCGCCATGCGTAGATGCTGGATGCGCCGTCGCCGGTGTAGTTGTCCGTGCCGCCAGCCGTCTGCGTGAGTGCCGCAAAGGTTGCCAAGCCAGCCGCTGCCGGAAGGCGACTCACAACCGCGCAGAAGAACCAGCCATTGCCTGCCGGAGCGATGAACGAGCGCGCGTTCGTAGCCGTGCCCGTTGTGCCTACTGCGGTCGCAGCGCCAGCCGTCAGATTGAAACCGGCCTCTGCGTAGCTGCTCACGTCGTTAATCGCCACCAACAGCCGCAAGTGACGTGTGCCGCTGCCTTGCTTGAAGTAACCATACGCGCAGCAGTCTTCCGCAACAGCCGAGCGGGTTGATTGCTGAAGGATGTAGTGCTGCGTGTTTGCGGAATTCTCCACAATGGCATCCGCCGTCGTCGTGCCGTCCGGAGCCGTAGCAGCATTCACCGTGACCGTTGACGCACCCTTGATCCACTCCGCGTCGTCTAGTTGGTCCGAATAGAGCAGCGCATTCGGCCCGTTATCGACGAGCGCGCAATGTGCAAGAGACGCGAACGGCATCTCGATCCAATCGCCCGCGATGCTGACGTTTAAGTCAGCGTCGTACACGACGGGATAAGTTGAACCGGCAGACGCGGATGCGGGAGTCCACGCGACTGCCTGCAAGCCGCTACGGTCTACGGCGTAGTTGGTCGAGCCGTTCGCGTAGACACCAATTAGCGCCCCGTTGCGACTGCGGGCGCCGTGGAAAGCACGAACAACCAGCGGGCGGTACTGCGTGACCGCGGGAGACTGATAGCAGGATGGCCCGCCGGTAGATGCACGCGAGACCGCTACCCGCATGACGCGATCGCGCACAGACAGCGTGCAGTTCTGCGCCGCCCACCCGGTCGTGCCGTTCGCGAAATCGGCGTTGGTGAACAACTCCGGGAACGACCCCAAACCACGCGCTACATAATCCGGCGGCGTCAGCCATACACGATTAGACCGACCGCGCAGCGACGCGATCGCGGCGATCATCCGCGCGCGATCTTCGCCCTTCAGGTTCTGCCACGTCAGCCGCAGTCCCCAGCGCGTGCCGGGCCGCGTGAACGTGTTGGTGACACCGTTCAGCGGCGACATCGACACCGCCGTATTGTCGATGATGCGCCACTCGCACTCCGCCGCGTACACGCTCGGCGGCAGCATCACATCCGTCACGCGAGCCCCCAACGACGGTCGAGCTCATCCCACATCTTGCGCCGTTCCTCGGCCATCATCGCCGCCGCCTGTTGCTGCGTGAGCTGCGCGGCGTTTATCGTCGGCGAGTAGTTCACCACCATCGACCGGCCCGCCTTGTTCGGCGTGATCGCGCCACTCACGCGTGGCGTGAACAGTTCCGGCCCGCGCTCGCCCACGAGATAGGACGTGCCCGCAGAGACGGGACCGCCCGCTGCCTTACCGCCGCCAAACCCGCCGAACAGCGCATTGATCCCGGCGCTCAGTAACCCGCCCGATAGATTGCCCTTGTCGTCCACGTTGCCGAAGATCGCCATGCGCAGCTTCACGGCCGCGATCTGCGCGAGGATGTCGCCGAAGGTCTGTGCGACCGATCGCGCCAGGCCCTTGAAGCCACCGTCCGCGTTGCGGAAGAAATCGGCGAACGCGCCGTCGAGGCCGCGTGCGACGTCGGCGGCGTACGGCGTCAGTTCCGTGAACGGCTCTTTCAGCGCCTCGCCCATGCGGTCGGCAATGCCTTCAGTCGATTCGAGGATGGAGCCTTCCAGGTCAGTGAAGTCCAAAAGCCCGCGGCCGTTGACCAGTTCGGCCGCGCGCGCGTTGAGCGAGATGTTCAGATCGCCGAGCTGCTGGGTCTTGCTGACCAGAGCTTCAGTTGCCGCTGTGGCCGCCTCTGCATCTGCCTGTACTCGTGATGCCAGCGTTGCGGGAGCGGATCCACGACCCCGGGATCGGCGACCTGACTGCAATGCGGCAACACGCTCGAGACGGGCGATCTCTTTATCGAGCGCCTCGGGGCCAAGCACACGGCCGGCACCATCGATGTAGCCGAAGTTGAAAAAAACGGGGATTGAGTCGCGCGCGCCGCGAAGAATACGCAGGCGATCCTCGATGTCGTCGAGGCTCTTGGAGGCCGACATTTCGGCCAGTTGATTCAGAACGCTGGTCAGTGCGGGCGCGACAAGGGCCGTCAGTGTCGTGGCGAATCCGGACCACGACGCCTTGAGACGTTTGATGGCGTCATCGGCGTCGGCCAGACGCGCGATCTGCTCATCGCTGAACGTGTTACCGAGTCTGACCTGTTCCGCAACAAGCGCGCGCAGGCCCGCAGCACCGCCTTGCAAGGCGGGCACGAGATCAAGGTAGGCTTTGCCGAGGATTTCAGCCCCGCGACGCGAACGGTCGGCGGGGTCAGCGATGCTGTTGAGGCCGTCAGCGATCGCTTCGAGTTGCTTTGTGGGACTCAGTTGGCGCAGTCGATCGACCGACAGGCCGATGGCGTCGAGACTGTCGATGGCGGTCTTGCTGCCCGTACCCGCCTCGGAGATGGTCTTCTGCATCTCCTTGAGACCGCGCGAGAGCGTACCGATATCGACGTCGGCTTGCTTAGCGGCCGCCGCGAGTTTCGAGAACTCGCCCGCGCTCACGCCCGCGCGCGCCGCACCCTTCTGCAATTCGTCGCCGAGCGAGATCGCCTGACCGGCAAGGCTCGCAAGCCCGAGACCACCCGCTCCCACTGCGAGTCCACGGAATATGCTCGTGAACTTCGACGCCGTGCGCTCGGCCATGCCGACGGCTTTGCCCAGATCGCCTTGCAGGCGCGCCGTATTCGCGGCCAGTTCGATGACGAGAGAGCCGAGAGACGCCATTATTTCTCCATGCGAGGCTTGCGCTTCCCGAAAAAAGCCTTGAGATCGGTTTCCGCGTTCCCGGAACCGGACGATTGCGCCTTGCCATCCAGATTGAAGAACGCGATGTACTCGGCGATCACCGACATCGGCAGTCGCTCAATTTCCGTCACGAGTACGCTCAGCCTGGCGGACAGCGAGAACAGCACCCGGCGCAAAGGCCGGGCCATCAGTTTTTTGCGGCGTCCTCCACGGCGTCATCGTCCAGTCTGTTCAGCGCCAAGCCAGCGCGCAGGATTCGAGCGGTGTCCGTAACGGAATACTCACTCAGAAGGCTGTCAGCGTTCTCGATCGTCGCGACATCGGAACCGTCCGCGTTCGACAAGTAGAACGCGAGCTGCATCGCAATCAGCTTCGGCGCATCGCCATCGTGCGCCTTCAGAATCGCGTCCAGTTGCAGACCCTCGATCGCAAACAACACACGCACATACCGCTTGCCGTCAAAATGTCGCAGCTTCACTTCTTTTACGACGCGATTGGCCTTCATCATCACGCGAACCACGCCGGTTCACCGGTGACCTTGATCGACACACTGCCGCTCACCGCACCGTCAGGCGTGATGTCGTTGAAGCTGAACGACTTCACGAGGCCACGGAACGCCGCAACCGTGCCATCCGACAGCGTGATCGAGAACGTGCCAATCGACGCCGCCGCCTTCAGCGACCGCAGTTTCGCCTGTCCGACATCGGTCGTGAGCCACACGGAAAGCGTGACGCCGCCGAAATCCTGCAGGCCAATCAGGAATTCCTTGGCGGTCGAACGCAGATGCGTCGTATCGATATCAGCGGCCTCGCCATCGAAGCCGGCGATCGAGGTCACCTCGCCGACGTCTGTCATCGTCTGCTGCGTGACCGTACCGCCGCTCGTGTAAGCGGTGTACGCCGTGGTATCGACGCCTTTGAGTTCCAGCGTCGCAGCCGCGACGTTGGCCGCAATGGCCGCGCGACCGTTCAGTTGTGTCATGCCGCTGATGGCGTCGAGCACCACTACCGCGCCGTTAGGGATAGCGTGCGTGCCGGCCGTTACTACGCCGGGATTCGCCGCCGTGATCGCCGTGATGTTGTCCGCTGCGATGGCCGCCGTCGAAACTTGCAGCAGCGTGTTCTGTGACTTTATTGCCATGTGCGTTCCTCAGAAACGAAAAGGCCGCCAGATGGCGGCCGGATGGAAGGGAAGGAATCCGATCAGTTCGTCCAGACTTGCCAGCTCTGGATCACTCGATACAGTTCCGGCGCGGTCTCAGCCTCGTAGTCGTCGTTCTCGAACGTGAGAACGTGTCCTGCCGTCTGCAATGCAGTCCGGCAGGCATCCGCAATCGCACGCGCCGAAACGTAGGACTCGGCCCACACGTCAAGCTGCACCACGTTCGAGTCGAGATCGCCGTCACCGCGCAGGTGGTTTTGCGGCACGAGCGAGATGCGCTGCAACGTGATCGCAGGCGTCGTGATCGACTGCGGGCGCACGAGCGGCGTGATGCGTTCGGCAGGCACAAGCGCAGTTACCACACTCGCTGCTACGAGCACGTCGCGAACGATCTTGTCGGCCATCAGAGCCCCGTGATCGTCCGACGCAGCGCTCGTCCCAGACGCGACCGTGATCGAGCCATCGCACGAGTCGCCACCTTCTCGATCTGCCCCGCGAGCGACTGGCGGATCGCCTCAAGCGCCGCGAGTTTCTTCGACTCGAACGCCGGGCGCATGAACGGACGCGCCGGAGCCGCCTTGATCTCACGGCCGAAGAATCCCTTCGCGGGCGTGCCGAGCGAACGCGACAACCGACCCTTGTTGCCACCCGACTTGCGACGATGCTGAAGCGTAATCACGCCGTGACCGAACTCGATCCACTTCCAGTAGAACGCATCCCGACCCGACTTCTGGAACTTGCGCCCCTGCCGTACCGAAATCAGCCGCGATTCGTACGTGCGGCGACTCTCGCGATTGCGGTACGAGTAGATCGCCTTCTTGAGTCGCCCTGTTTTCACCGGAGCGCGCGCACGAGCAGCGGCGACAATCGGCTTCGCGCCTTGCGCCAGCGCGCCCTGCAGCGCTTTACCCTGTAGCGCTTCGGGAAGACGCTTCATGAGCGTCTCGCGCAGTTCGGCGAGACCCTCGACGCGCACTGTCTGTGTCATGTCGGCGCACTCGTGGCGAAGATTTCCAGTCCTTCCCGACGCCCAATTTCCGATATCTGCACGATGTCGTAGTTCGCGCCGTCATAGACAATCCGATCTGTCATGACGACACCCGTCATGTAACGTATGCGGAAACGCGTTGTGGCCTCGGCCTGGGTGCCTTGGGCGGCAAAGTATTCCCGTGCCCGCTGATCGAGCTTCTCCGCCCAAACAGTCTCGTAGGCGGTTGGATAGCTCGGCACCTGCTCGCCGTGGCTGTTCTGCGTCAGAACGCGGTGGCGCAGTTCAATGAGCCGATCGAGATTACCGGCGCGCATCAGAGCCAGTTCACCCGGTAAGTCGCCAGCAGGCTATCGACCGCCAGCGGGAACTCATTGACCGTGCTGCCAACATTCACCGCTTCACGGTGCTCGTACCAGTGCCCGATCAGCAGCAACATCGCCTGCCGGATCGGCTCGGGCGCATCGCCGGGATTAGAGCCGTAGCCAGCCACAAACGTCACGGTCACCGCATTGGCCTGAGTTCTGGCAATTGGCCAACTGGCGTTGTAGGCCAGTCTCACAGCAGGACGACCACGAAACGCATCCGAGACATAGTTAGCGGATGGCCAGGTTTGCGGCGACCCGTTCGTATCAACATAGGTGACGCTCGACACCGACTGTACCGGCGCGCGCGCCATCTCGAAGTAATCGTTAGTCGGGAACGCATCGAGCGTCATCTCGCACGTCTGCGTCAGCAACAGCAGCCCCGTGTGCTGCTCGACAAACTTTCTCGCCGCCAGAACGTATCCGGCAATCAGCGCATCCTCGTCAGGTAACGCCACCCGGCACTGCGCCTTGGCTTCCGCCAACGGCACCGGTTCCGTCGCGGGCGGAACCGTGATCCGAAAGCCGTAGTCTGGCGTCATGCGCGCTTGCCGCGCTTTTTCGGAGCAGGCACCTCCGCCACCTCCGGTTCAGAAGACGGCGGGGGTGCTACTGGACTCGACAGGTAAGACGCGCAGCGCAGGTCCACGACGCAGTGACGGGCGAATGCCTCGTCACACGCGACGATATCGCCGGGGGCACAATTGCCATAGACCGGCGATATGACCAGGTTAAGGAACTTGATCCGGACCATGCACTGCGCTCCCGCTTACGCCGGGGTCAGATCGCCACCGCGAAGCGACGCGGGACGCTCGACCGCCAGCGCGAGCCGACGCTCGGCACGCAACGTCACGAGGTTGGTCGTGAAGTTCGACGCATCATCCTCCGACATCGCCACGACAACCCCTTCGCGGTTGTACTGCGTGGCCGCCATGTCGAACGCGCCCATGAGGAAGTTGTCCGCGGTCATCGCCGCAGTCGGGATGATCGGAACGCCCCACAGACGAGGTTCCGCACCGTTGGCAGGATCGCCCACGAGATACCGGCCGGTCGAGTCCTTCAGTACCTCGATGATCGCCCAGTCGGCCGGGTTCACGAGGATCGCGTTCGGCGCGTAGTCCGAGAGCTGGCAGTCTGCCAACACGCGCCGGATCAGGTCAATCCGGGTCCACCCCGACAGCCACGACGTCATCGTCGCCGCCGTGTAGCCGTGCGCCGTGAAGTTGCCGGTGTTGTACAGACCCGAGATATTCGCGCCCGTGCCGTTACCGACCACGAGCTGATTCTCGACCCGCAGGTTCACGCCGTACTGCATGCGCGTGTTGATGTACGCCACGAGCGCGCCGTTGTCACTTGCGAGTTGCTTTGAAATGCGCAGCCAGTGCGCCACCGTGCGTACGGGCACGTTCACCAGCGTGAAGGTCACGTCGGTTTCCGGCTTCGCCACCGATTCCGCCGTTTCCGCTGCGTTGTTGGTGAACGCATTCTCGCGCGTGAACTCCACCGCGTTCGAGGACGTCGGGGCCTGATTGAGCGCCGCCTCCACCTTGAACGTGCGGAAAGCCCCGCCCACAACACCCGGCTTGCGATCCGGCACCACCGTGGTATCCGAGCCGATGTTCGTGTTCTTCGTCTCGAAGCGTACCGTCTTGCGGTTGCCCTTGACGAACTCGCCGTAATCGGCCGACTTGACGAACTGCGTGCCAATGCTCTCGTTCTTGTGGCCCTCATCCGGACCGCGCGTGCGACTCTGTTCGATCGTCTGCAAGCGCTGCGCGAACTCGAGCTGCGACTGCGAGACCTTGTCAATCGCGGCCTTGGTCTCCGCGCTCACGCGACCGGTTTCCTTCGCCTCGTTTTCGGCCTTCGTGGCGAACACATCGAGCTTTGCCTCGATGCCGCCGACAGCCTTCATAATGTCGTTCAATTCCATTGTCCTGATCTCCGATTGGTTGGGAAGCCTCAACGCAAGGCAATGTGTCCGGCGATGCGGTCAAACATCGCTTTCAACTCCTGCATCGCTTTCGCGTTGGTTTCTTCATGCGCTTCACGCGCACCCAAGATGACCTTCGCGCGGGCTGTGATGGCCTTGGCCAGCCCGTTGCTGAGACCCCCTACGTCACGCAGGAAGCGCTCTAAATCCTTGATGCTCTCAAGCCCGTCGATTTCCTCGTTCTTGACCGACGACAGATCGACACGCGCAGCTTCATCGGCCGGGAAGGCCACTATGGACACTTCCGTCAGCCGGTGGATACGACGGATGACGCGGCCCTTTTCGGTCTCGTCGTAGTCGCCTTTCTTCAGCCAGTAGCCGATTGACAGTCCATCGACCGTGCCATGTTTCAGTGCCGCCCGAACGTCCTCCGACTGCGAATTGCCCGCCGTGAGTTCGCCCTCCACGAACAAGCCTTTGTCGTCTTCCTTGGCAGACGTGAACTTGCCGATCGGCAGCGACATCAGATCGTGGTTGAATAACATTTTCGGCTTGCCGTTCGTGCGCAGCGTGTAGTCGTAGGCCCCACGAATGATCGTGTCACCGTAGCTGTCCACGCCACCGAACACCGATGCATACCCCTCGAACACGCCGCGATCGGCGTCGAGCTTGATCTCGGTCTCACTGAGCGACAGGGTCTTGCGGAACATTGGTAACTCCGGGCCTCGGCGTCTGGCCGAGCATCTGAATGGGAACCAGGTTGACTTGCGCGGTCAGCACATCTCCCCCCGGCATCGGCGGCAGCGTTTCCAGCTGCCGGCATTCGTTGCGCGTCACGATGCCGTTCTGCACGCCCTTGGCGTACAGGTCATATCGAGCGGTTGCATTCGCGCGAAGCAACGCATCGAAAGAGAATTCCACCGTGAACTGTGCACGCTCGACGACAGTCAGCACGCGTTTCTTGATCGCTTGCTCTATTTGAACCAGAGACGGGCGCACGGTCAGCTTGTAAAAGCCGTCCATGATCTGCTCGATGCCGGTGCCCCACGCAGTCACGTTCGAGTGACCGACCAGTACCGGCGGCACGCCGAACCAGCGGCACAGTTCCTCGACGCCAAACTGGCGAGTCGAAAGCAACTGCACCTCGTCCGGCGTCAACGAAACCGGCTCATACTTCATGTTCGCCTCAAGCACGAACAGCCGCGACTCGGCGCCCTCGGCGATCTCCTGAAAATTGCGGCGCAGAATCTTGCGCTGCTCGTCCGTCAGCACCCGATCGACGAACAGCAATCCGGCTGGCTTGTCACCGTTCTTGAACGTGCGAGTCGCCTGCGCCTGTGCGCGCACCGCCTCGGTCAGCGCGGCACCCATGAAGTCAACGCGCGAGAGACCCGTGACCCCATTGCCGTGATCGCGAATATGCAGAACGTCCTGTTCCAGCAGGACAAACTGCCGCGCATCGACCAGATACACGTAGGCCAACTCGCCTGTGTCCATCAGGTACGGCGTCACCTGGTCGGCCGGCAGCGGCCAAAGCGCCATGGCCTCGCCTTTATCGTTGCGGTCGATGCGTGCGTAAGCATTCCCGCGCATCAGCCAGTTCACGATCATCGCTGCCCAGAAATCAGCAGGCGTCATGCGCGCATTCGGGTTGTCATGAAACAGCAAGTAAAGCGGATGACCGCGCGCCAAATCCCGCTGCCCGTTGGGCATGTTGCGGTAGACGAACAGCGGCAGCGTAGAGATGATCTTCGACAGCAACTCCACGCAGCGCCAGACCGTACTGATCTGAAGCGCAAGCTCTGCTCCGCCCGTGATCTGATCGTCAACTAACCCGCGCGACGGAACGACTACCTGCTGCCCAGAATGTAGCCCGAGCGCACCGCCAAGCCCGAGCCAGCGCCCGATGCGAAGAAAGAACTGGTTCATGCGCGGACGGGGTCAGCCAGAAACGCGTCGAAGTTCCCCGCCGGGGCCAGCATCTGCCGCCCCACAGCCATCAGCAGCGCGCACATGCCGTCGATCTTGTCGGCACTGCGCTTTCGATCCGGCGCCATGTTCATGTTTGCATCCCGTCGCGGCACCAGGTTTGCCGCATTCCACTGCAGCACCGGATCGCCACCATGGCGAAACTTCCCCGACACGTAAGCCGCTTCAAGTGCCTGCATCGGCGGATGGTAGGACTTCGCCCCTTGCGCCACCTCGACCATGTTCAGCCCGCCATTCATGAGGTTTTGCACAAGCTGCGAAGCGTTCCAACGATCAAAGGCCACCTCCGCAGGTTTGTACCGTTCGCACAGTTCAACGATCTCGGCCTCGATCTGTCGGTAGTCCGCGGTGTTTCCGCCAGTGCGGGTAATCCAACCTTCCGCGACCCACGCGCCGTAAGACACTGTGCCGCGCTCGTTGCGCTGAACCACCGCCGCGTCCGGCACCCAATACCAACCCCACGTATACAACACGTCATCGCGCCACCACACGAACCGCAACGCCGTCATGTCGCTCGTGCTGGCGAGATCGAGCCCGGCGTAGCACGGCAGCCCCTTGAGTTCATCCAAAGGAACCTCGCCGCCACACCGCCGCCACTTCGGCAGATCGATCCACCCCTCTGCCGACGCAGACGGCCGGTTCAGACGCTTGATCCGAAACTCCGCCAGGGCTCCCGGCAACAGCCGCGCTTCCTTGGCGTACTCGCGCATCTTCTCGATCCCGATCGATACGCCGAGCAGCGGATTGGCCTTCACCCACGCCCGCTCGTCGAAGTCGCCGTCTGATTCGTCCAGCGCGTAGTACAGCGCGAGAAAGTGATCGGCCTCGACCACTTCCTCAAGCACCTGCCATGCAAAGCGCCGCACTTCCTGCCACGGGCCAGGGCTCTCGTACCCCTCCGTCGTGGTGTACAGGAACAGCGGGTTCTTGCGCGCACCAGCAGCAGATCGCAGCACGTCGTAGAGATCGCGCGACTTGTGTGCGTGCAACTCGTCGAACGATAGCGCGGACGGATTCAGACCATCCTGCGTAGAAGCCTTCGCATTGATCGGCTTGAACGTGCCCCCGACCTCGTACCGCGCAATGGCATTGGCGAACGGTTCCAACGTGAACGCCTCGCGGATCTGCGCATCACGCTCCACCATGCGCTTGGCGATGCCCCACACAATGCGGGCCTGATCGCCAGTGGTCGCGGCAGAAAGCACCTGCGGACCCACGTCAGATTCTGTGCAGAACACGTACAGCAGGATCGCCGCGGCTAAACTGCTCTTGCCGTTCTTTCGCGCGACAGCCAGAAGCGCCGTCGTGAACCGACGCGACCCGTCAGGCCGCCGAAACCCGAACAAGTTGACGATGAAAAACACCTGCGCCGGCTCGAGCTTGATCGTCTTCGATGCCCACACGCCCTCGACGTGCGGCAATTTCTCGATGAACTCACAAGCCTGATTGGCTTGCCCCGGACTCCACAGAAACGGCGGTCGCTTACGCGCAGCTCGCTTCAGGTCACGCAGAAACCGCTTCGCCGCCAGCCGCACCCACTTGCCGAACTGCTTACCGCCACGATCCGCAATCGCCTCTTCGGCATAGGCGATGGCAACCAGAACGTAGTCAGCCGGTTGGCTTCTTGAACTTGTCGAACTTGTTCGAAGTGTCTTTGTCGCCAATCGGTTTCACCTTGCCGCGCCATGCAGGCGCGAGCCCGAAAGCTCCGGCCAGCGAGTTGTACTGCGCCAGCATGTGGCCGGTAGGAGCTTCCCCGGCAGCCCACAACTGCACGATCTTCCCGTGCAATCCACACAGATGCCCAAAACTCGAAAGGTCGGCCTCAGACAGCAGTCGATTCGCCGTAAGGATCGGCGCGAGCCGTTGCCACTCGTTGACCGCGTGTGCGTTCGGTAACCAGTCTGGCGGAGATGGAACCTGATCCAGCGCCGGTAACTCGACCCCAACCAGCGCCGGGCGATCAACACGATCCGTCCCTGCAATAACCTTCAGCGCGACGGGCCGCTTCTGTGGACCTGGCATGGCTTGGCCTCATTTTCCAATCGTGGCGTTGCAAAAAAAACGA